CTTTGTTGGCGATATAAGTCGTGAACTTTATGTCAGTGTCCCAAAAGTTCTCAAAAGTTTGAGCCATGGGTCCTCCTTATGATTGCGGTTAGAGTTGAACGGAATGAATGAACAGGAATAAAACTAAGGCTTGCTGCGTTTAGCTTCGCTAAGCCTTAGTAGCGAAGCTAAACGCAGCAAGAGGAATAATTCTCAGGCTACGCGCCGGCGGGCGTGGCGCGCCCGAACAGGTAGTCGTCGAGCGACACCTTGGACCAGTCCTCGCCGGCTTTCGGCTTGTCGGGCTCGAACTGCGGCTGCTGCGGTTGTCGGAGCGAAGTCGGTTGCGACGGCTGGCCCGGCGGTTGATGGCCGTTCGCCGCCGGCGCCTTGCCAGAGCGGCTCGCCATGTATGAGTCGAAGGCCGCCTCGAACACGACCTGCAGACGGCGAGATCGCCGTCACCTCGGCCGGCTTCGGGACCGGGAACTTAAGGCCCAAGCGTTCGAGCCATGCGTTACGGTAGAACTCCTTCTCCTCGCGCTCCTCGGCCAGGCGCCTCTCAGTGTCTTTAAGCCGCGCCTCGTAGAGCGCGACGATTTGATTGTGCGAGGATCGCGAGAGGAACACGGTCTAGCGGATGAAATGGACCTGGCTTAAATAGTTCGCGTTCAAATCCGGATTGATCGTCGTGATCACGGCCTGAAACGCGGCCTTCGTATTCGCGCCCGAGACGTCGGCGTCGATGAGCCCGATCACCGGGACCGCCTGGTCCCAGTCCTCGATGTACTTACGCTTCTCTTCCTCTTCGTCCGGCGTGGAAGTGATGCGCGTGACGAACAGCGCCCGCAGCGCCGCGAGGCCTGCGAGCGGCCCTTGCTCGCCGTCGGTGACGTTGAAGTAGTTGTAGGCGGAGAGGGCCAGCCGGGCGCCCTCCTTCACCTCGTCGTTGGTGTGTTGAGTTTGGGTTGGCATGGAATACTCCTATGAATTAGTCCACTGATGAACACTGAGAAGTAAAGGGGAAATGCCGTGATTGGACGAATCCGGAAACGGGCCGGCGAATTTAGTCCACCGGGGAAGGAGTGGGGACGGCCTTAACCCCGCGCCAGACGCGAAGCCTGTCCAGCACGTCCTGCGACGTGTGGCCGTCGTAACTCGGCGCCCGCTCGTAGGCCCTGATCCCATCGAGCTGGTCCCAATACGACATGGGCATGTGGTAGCTGATCTGCCCGTTCGGCAGGTTCATCACCGCCAGAAACCACCCCGGATACTCCGTCCCTTCCGCATGCTGGCGCGCGCGGTACGAAAGTTCAGGATTGCAGCGCATCAGCGCAATGAATAACTCATGCCTGTGCGCGTACAAGTCGTTGAAAGAATGATAGCCGTCAGAACACTCCCCGACTTCGCCCTCCATCCCAACGACCATATGGTCGGGACCGAACTCGACCGAGCGCGGGTTCTTGATGATCAATTTACCCATTCAATACTTCCCCCCCCTGAATTACGCCTCGCCGCGCCGGCGAACGCCTCGCGGTAGCGCGTGGCCCGCCTTCGGCCGGGCTTGCGATCGGACTTCTTGTCAGCGGCTTTCGTGGCGACTTTCGACATGAACTTGCCAGGCGTGGAGCCGTAAGTTTCGGCCATCGTTACTTCCTCTCGCGCTCGAAATAAACCGTGAACATGTCGCCGTATTGAACTGCTTGCGACTAACGGCGAGCACGTTCAGACCTCCAGTCCAAACCATGCTTATCTAACAGGAGATCCAAATCGGTCAGTGTCTTTCCACCGAACCCGCGCCACTTAAGCATGGTTGATTGTTTTCTCCGGGCCAGACCGCCAAGCGTCCGGATACGATGAGAATGCAAAAGACGCACGACACGAGTCCCTAAATCGCACTCTTCAATCGGCATCGATTTTGCTAACTTCAATCTTTCATGAAAGAGGACGATCTCTACCGCTCTCTCATTGAATGCGTCAAGCGTCCTATTTACCTGCTCAGGATCAGCACCGAACAGTTCCGGCGAATATGGATAGCTCAACTTGTTCCCTCCCAGAAGCCGCCCCACTCCCCGATCTCTTCCTGCTCGATCTTCTTCCGCTCCTCGGCCAGCGCCAGCTCGCGCGCGATTCTTCGGCCTTCGCTCATCTGCTCGACGTGCTCGGCTCGCAGGTGTTCGGGGATCGCGTCCTCGGCCCGCTCTTCGGCGGTCTTCGGCGCGACCGACGGCCCCCAGTGCGTCGCGAAGGCGCGGATCGTGTCTATGGTGTCGTCGAGGCGCTTGAGCGGCCGCATGTCCTTGACGGCCTTGCCGGCTTCGGACGGCGGGTAGTGGTAGGCCGGCATTTCAAGCCGCAGGAGCTTGAAGCCGCGATCGGTCTTCGAAGGCGTGACGAAGTAAGAGCCGGCCTTCTCGTTGTGGACCAGGCGGTACTCGTCGTCCGGCGCCACGAAGTAGATTCGCGAGCGGCCGAAGAGCTCCGGCCTGATCGGGTTCGGGAACTGCGGCTGAATCAGCATCAGCCACTCCTGGATCTGCGGAATGCCCAGGTTGTAATCCGTGTTCCAAGAGACCCACAGCTCGCCGTGCTCGGTCAGGAAGGTAGATCGCACCTCGTCGGCCTCGTGGGAGTTCTCCGAGAACTCGTAACGGTGGACGAGCTTGCCGCGGTAGTCCCTGAAGCCCAGCTCCCGCTCGACCTTCTCGATCTGCGGCTGCGCCTCGCCGACGGCCGCCGCGATCGGCATGATCCGATGGCAGGAGAAGACGAAGACGGAATCCGAGAGCGGATAGTTCGCGCGAGGCCTCGCCGCGTGAGTGACGATCCACGCATGGTCCTCCGACTGGCCATGGTCGTGAGTCCTGCCCCACGTCCAGTCGTCGGGAATGCGATAGGCGCCATTCTGATCGAAGAATTTGTGGTCGAGCTTGAACTTCTTGTAGTAGGCGACCAGCTCCGACCAGGTGATGAGGCAATACTCCTCGCGCCAGCCGCCAAACACTTTGCCCGGCTGCGACGCGTCGTAATTGCGATCGATCTCCTGCGCGACCTGTTGATCGGTCATCGGCGGCCCGGTGTAGCCCGGCCTGAGCGAGTCATACCAGCGCTTGTCCTTCCACGGATGCTCCTTCCAATCCATCTCGAAGACGTTCGCGTGTCCCGAGAAACGAAGTTCCGCATACTTGTTGAATTTCCCCTCCGGCGTCCCAAGCGCCAGGATCGAGCGGGTCGTCTGGGAGAGCGACGTGTATTGGGGATAGCCGCCCTGGAGATAAACCTGAAATTCGTCGCAGACCGCGACCGTGCGCCGGCGCTGTCGTCCGACCTTTTTCGTCGGCGCCTGGCCCGTGATCACCGCCCCGTTCGCCGGGTTGGCGATGTTCATGTAGGTCAGGCCCTTGTCCAGGTCGAAGCCGCTGGGGAGCATCCAAAGCGGCAGGAGCCGGATCTGGAACCGAACCTTCTCGAAGAGCGTGTCCGGATCCTTCTGCGAGTCAACCAGGTCCTCGGTCGCGGAAGTCAGGAGCGCTGAGAAGCCTTCGCGGAAGCGCCACTGCTTGACGACCCAGTTGATCGCCCCGATCGTGGCGCCCATGTCACGGGCTTTCTCGACCAGGCCCGACGCCCGGCGGTCGAAGACGAGCGACTCCATCCACCGGACGTATCGCTCCTGGAAGGGGAAGAGCCCGAATGGCGTGATCGCCAGAGGCGAGTCCGCGCGCTGGTCCTGGCTCCAGGCGTAATACTCGAACCAGTGGAGCGTCCCCTCGACGCCGTCGGCGCACCGCGCGATCTCGGCCTCGGCGTCGTCGCGCGTCGTGATCGCTTCGAGGAGCGCCAGCCGCTTCTCGGCCAGGTCGGCCGCCCGGTTGAGCTGCCAGGCGACCAGCTCGATCTGGTACTCGCGCGCCGCCCGCTCCGCCGGGGTGTTGTCGCGGTACGGCTGGGCTCTGAGAGTCTCCTGCGCCGGCCCGATCAGCTCGCGCGCCGCGATCGCGCCTTCGAGCGCGGTCCGGAGCGTGGAGCCGATCCCAAAGTTTTTTCGAGGGAAACGAACCCGAAACCTTGACCGGGCGACTTCAACCTCTCGCGCTCGAGATCTGGCCTTTGAGGCGACACTCAAACCACCCATTTGATGGCTTCCGGCTCGGCTTCGACGACGATGCTCTTCGCCTCTTCTTCGGACCAGCCGGCGTTCATCAACCTCTTCACCTCGGCCTTGACCGCCGCGATCATCTCTTTCTCATGCGCCCTGTCCGACTCGTTGGCGCGGTCGCGCTGGAAGAGACCCTGCAACCTCGCGAAAAGTTCTAGCT